GAGATATCCGCCGAGGACCTGCGCAAGCTCTCGATGGTGATGCACGCATTCCCCGGCAGCGAGATCACTTACGTCGGTCCGCAGCAGGAACCGTGGGGCGAACCCTACGTGCCGCAGGCTCCCGCGCCCAAACCATCGGTGCCGACCCCTGCACCCAAACCCGAACACAAACCCGCGCAGCCGCCCGAGCAGGCCCGGCTGTTGTGATGGAGGAAAAAAGATGACTCGAATGAAATTGGCCTACGTCGCGGGCAAATATCGCGGCCGCACTCACAACGACGTTGCCCAGAACATCGCAGCCGCCCGCGCAGTTGCAACCCGGCTCTGGGAACTCGGCTATGCCGCCCTTTGCCCGCACCTGAACTCGGCATTCATGTCCGGCGTCGCGCCCGAAGAGGTCTTCATGGAAGGCGGCCTCACCATGCTGCGCCGCTGCGATCTCGTCGTGCTCGTCGATGGTTGGCAAGCATCCGAGGGGACCGCCCGCGAAATCGAAGAGGCTTGCTCGTGCGGCCTGCCCGTTTTCTCCGACATCGAATTCGTGCCGCCCGCCGACGCCCACCCGGAGGCCTGCGCCAATGGGTAATTGCAAAGCCAAGACCGAAGTCTACTCGCGGGTCGTGGGTTACTACCGGCCCGTTCAGCACTGGAACCCCGGCAAGCAAGCCGAATTTCACGACCGCGTACCCTACGCGGTTCACGGAGGACCTATGACGCCGAACAATTCCAAAACCACTCACCCCATTCCTTGCGCGAACTGCTTGCACTGCAAGGTCTATCTCGAACGCGCGGATCGCGGTCCCAAGGCCGAGCGGCGCGTCAAATGCGTGATGGGCAACTGGCAGACGCCCTCGGGCAAGGAACGGACCTACTGCTACCACACCGTGCTCAGTCGCCGCATGGCGTCGTGCCCCGATTACGAAAGCATGGGCGAGCACGACCGCGACGAGTTTCTGAAAAGCCTGCGCGACAATCTGCCGGTCGAGCGCGACATGGTCGCAGTGAGCACCCCGGCGGTCGGAGCGAACGCATGAAACATGTCAACGCGAAAAATATTCTGCCGCCAGACCTGCTGGCTCAACTCTATGAACTTTTGCCGAACGGGGGATACATCTATGTTCCCCAACGCGTTACCAGTGCCCGCATCCGGCGCAACCTGGAGATTTTCCGGATGAGTTCGGAAGGAAAAAGCGTCACTGAGATCGCGGAGCGAACGCTGATCCACCGAGCCACGGTTTACCGGGTGCTGTCGCAGTTCGTCCGACAAAAACGCGCGGTACAGGGTTTGGAGAATGGTCGTTCATGATGTTTCAATCTTGGGGCACGCGGCCTCGCGCCGGTCGGAGAATCGGCGGGGCGCGAGCCGGAGGCGAAAGGTAGAAAATGGGCGATTCCACAATTAAACCGCAGAGCGAAGACTTCGTTGTCCGTATGGGCAAACAGTTTCGGCGTTGTACGGCGCGAATGAAGAGCACCGGCGAGCGCTGCACGCACCCCGCCGTGTCCGGATACTCGGTCTGCCGTATGCATGGCGCGAATCCGAAGAACCACGGCGGCGGTCAGCCCGGCAATCTGAACCCGCTCAAGCACGGCGCTTACGTCAAGAAAATGCTGACCGACGAGGAGAAGGCGATCTTCGAGGACATCCTCGCTGCCATCCACCGCGACTTCGAACTGAACGAGTCGACGGACCTGGCTCAGGCGGCGATGGCCGCCTTCTATTACGCGAAGTGGCACTGCGCGGTGCTCGGCAACGCCAACGCAGCCATCGGCGAGTTTGACGTGCTGTTCCGCAAGCAACTGGAGTGCCTCAAGACCACCAGAGCGCAACGGGATACCGGCGGCGGGCAGCAGACCACGCCAGCGGAATGGGCCGTTGCGCTCCTGGAGAGCGTGCGCGGCGGCACGCCCAGCAAGGCGTCGAAAGAAAAACCGGAGGAGTGATGCGCCGAAAACGCGAAACCAATCGCGTGGAAGTCGCTCGCAGCGGTCGCCGCAAGTGCGCGGACTGTCGCGGTTCGGCCTTTCGCCGTTCCGCTCATAGGACGCTTTCTGTGCGGAAAAAAAGCGGCGGCTCAGAGGCTTTCGAGGGCGTCTTCGAGATCGTCGTCGGTGATGTGAGCGTAGACCTGGGTGGTGGTGACGCGGGCGTGACCGAGGGCTTTGGCGACCAGCAGCAGGTTGTGGGTGCGGCCATAAAGCAGCGTGGCGAACGTATGGCGCAGGCCGTGGACGGTGATCTTGCCGTCCAAGCCCGCCCAGGCGAGCCAGAGGCCCATGCGCTCCTGGACCTGGCGGGTGCTGATGCGCCGGTCGCGGTTGGACAGGAAGAGCGCGTCGGTCTCGACCATCGCCTTGCGGCGGCGCTGGAGGTACTTGCGCAGGATGGCTCGAAGCTCGGTGTTCAGGAACCGCACCTGGGGCTTGCCGCCCTTGGCGCGGCGGATGCGCAGCTGCTTCTCGTCCAGGCGCACGTCGCCGACGTCCAGGCCGACCAGTTCCGCCAGGCGGATGCCGGTGCCGAGCAGGACGCGCAACATGACCAGGTCGCGCTCAGCGGCCTCGCCCTTGCGCGAAGCGACCGCCTTGAGCAGGGCTTTGACCTCGGCGGGCGAGAGAAAGGACGGCGCTTCCCTGTCGTGGCGCTTGATCTTGATCCAGTCGGCGGGGTCGCGCCCAGTTGCGCCCACGTTGGCCACGTAGCGCCCGAAGCTGCGCAGGCATGCCTTTATGCGTCCCAGGCTCGCGTCGCCACGGGGGGCGCCCGTGCGCGTCGTGGCGACCGGCGTGGACAAGAGGAACTGCGCCAGCAGGTCGGCGGTCAGGGCCGACGCCTCGATGTCGCCCGCGAAGGCGAGCAGCAGGCGCAGGTCGCGGCCATAGCAGCTGAGGGTGTGCGGGCTTTTACCGTCGGCCTCCAGGCGCGTGAGGAACTGGGTAACGGCGGTGGAAAGGTTCATGGGTTACTCCTTCCCGACCAGACCGAGCCGCCGGATGATTTCGGCCTTGTCCTCGGCGGGGAAGTCGATCCGGTCCTTGAGGTAGCTCCAGGCGCTCTGGTGGAGATTGCCGTCGGAGTCGAAGATCGCGTCGCGGATAAGCTCGACCGCCTTTTCGATCTCCGCTTGCCGAGCGTGGTCGGCTCGTTCCAACTGCTCGATGGCGATGGCCAGAGCCTCGGCCTCGGCCTGGGCAAAGGCCGTCTCGGTCGCACGTTTCTGTTTCTCTCGCAGCACCTTGATGGCTTGCTTGAAGTTCATGGTCACCTCCTACCTGATTCCCAGGCGGCTTTCGATTTCCAGTTTCTCGTCCTCGCTGAAGCGCAGGTTACCCCGCAAAAAGTTCCAGACGTCCCGGATGTCCTTGTCCGGCCATCCGCCGATCTCGCGGATCATCTGGACGGCCCGGTTGATTTCGGCTTTGCGGTGGATGACGGCGGTTGTCAGGCAGTCGATAGCGCGTTGCAGAGCTTCGACCTCCTCGTCCTCGGGGATGGCGATCAGGTTGCCTTGGGCGCGCTCGATCATGGCCTGCAGGGTGTCGATGGCGATTTCCAGTTTCATTGCTCAGTCCTCCTTGAGCGCGAACCGTGGTTTCCCGCGCCCATCGTTCGGTATCTCGATGTGGACGATCCCGGCGCTCATGGCTCGCTTGAGGTTGGGTCCGGCGAACCCCGCCAGTTTGGTCCAGCGGTCGTGGGGCGTCGGCGGTTGGTCGAGAGACCGTTCCCACTGGCGAAGGCGGCGGTGGGCTGCGGCGATCTCCCGGCGCACGGCGCTCATGTCGATGGCGGTCGCGTTTTCGTCCGGCGTCGGTTTCATGATTTCTCATCCTCCAGCGGCACCAGATCCTCGCGGCGGGCGTCGCTGGTGACCCAGGAGAATCGCTGGTCCTGCTCGATCCAGGGTGCGACATCCCAAAGGCCGGTGGGCCGCTCGTTGTCGTCCAGGATCGGGGCGATCAGCTTTACCTTGAGTCCGGTCATGAAGGTGTGGTCCGTGCCCGTGTACCGAGCGACCATGCCGCGTCTAAGCCTGGGTTTCGTCATTGTCTTTCTCCGTGGTTTGGGTGTTTTGGTTTTCGAGAGCCGCCGCAATCCGCTCCAGCGCGGCGTTGAGCCGGGCCAGTTCGCGGGCGATGGTCGGCAGGGTGTGGTCGTAAAAGGTGCGGCCCATAGCCGTCTGAAAAAATTCGGGCATCGTCGCCTCCTAGTTCAGGCTCGCGGTGATCTCGTAGAGATTCCCGCTGGCCAGCAGCTTGTCGATGAACCTGGTCCGTGCTTCCGCGCTCTTGAATTCCCGCTCTTTGTTGACCAGTTCGAATCGCTTGTTGATCTCGATCCAGCGCAGTCCGTAGGTGGTGGTTTCGCCGTTTCTCGTGGTGTCCATCGTGGTCTCCTTTCGGTTTTGGTTCCTCGTGCTCACGCGACGTACAGGGGCTTCGAAGCACATGGAAGTCAAGGAAAAACAACCACTTATGCGAAGTTTTCCGGGCCGAAGAGAAACGCCCCAAAAAGGGCGTTGGAGGTGGGATTTTATCTGGGGCGGGCGTTATGGCGTGACCGGGGGCTCCTCGGTAAAGCCTCGGAAGATTCCCTCGGCGTAGGTCTTGTGATTGGCCTTATCGGTCAGCCAGAAGGCCGCGTCGACGTGGCCAAGCTCCAGGGCGATGGCGGCGACGGCCGGGCGGTCGAGCATGTTGGTCCTCCCGCTACGGCGCACGGCCTCGATGCCTCGGAGCACATCGCCCGGTATGGCGACTTTGGCGCTTTGGTCCGTCATGGCTTACTCGGCGCTTTCGGCGGGGTCGGCCTCGGCGGTTTCCTTGACCTTCGCCAGTTCTTCCTTCGGCAAAGGCACCTTGTCCAGCAGCCCTTGCTCCTTGCAGAAAACCAGCATCATGCGGAACACGCGCTTGGTCTGCGCGATTGTGTGCGGGCTGCGCGGGCGCTCGGTGCGCGCCTCGCCCTCTTTCTTGGGCTCGCGGATCAGCTTGTTGACCGCGTCGCTCTTGAAGAATGCCGATACGTGGACGGGCAGAATCTTGGCGATGTCCTTGCCCTCGCCGAAGTGGGCGACGGCCAGGTCGAGATGCCGCCCGTAGGTGATGACGGTCCGTTCGTTCTTGCCGAGTTCGGTCAGATGGGCGACGTACTTTTCGGCGGCCTCTTTGATCGTGGTGGTCTTGGTGGTCATGAGTTTTTCCTTTCGGTTTGGAGTGTGATGTTCGCGCCGGTGCTCCGGCGACTTTCCACATGCTTTTTGACCAGGGCTTGGAAGGCGTCGAACGGGACACCCAGAGCGGCGGCGACCGGCTCGGAGCATTCCTCGATCTTGGCCTCCCAGTCCTGCGCCCCATGGGAATCCGCTATCCAACCGGCGAGTCGCTCGGCTGCGGCGGCAGTCTGCGCGTCCCTGGGGTTCTGGCGGTCGCGGTCTTTCATGTCAGCGGTCCTCCACGGGACGGACTTCGCACAGGGTCCAGGCGTTGAAGGACTGGCCGATCTCTTCGGGCTTCCAGTTGCCTCTCGCCTCCATCCGCGCCAGCGTTTCGTAGGCTTCGGCGATGCTGACGAAGGGGCGCATGCTCCGTTCGTTCAGCGTCTGGCCGAGGATCGCGCCGGTGTCGAGGTTGGTCAGGATGTAGCGTGCCATGTCTTTTCTCCTTTCGATTCAGCAGCTTACGACGTGTCACATCGCTTCGTGTGGCGGGCAAGTCAAGGAGATTTTTCATCGAATATCGAGATTTCTCGGAGGGCTGCATGACAGCGACAACGACGCTCCCCAAGAATCCCCAGGCGGTCGCCCGCGTGCTGCTGGACCCGGTGCTCTGGGGCCAGGCGTATCTTCACAACCGGGACGGCGCGAACCGCGTTTTCTGGAAGCACCAGGCCGAGGACCTGCAATGCGAGCGGACCAACATCATCCACTTGGATGGCCGCGATTCAGGCAAGACGATCAACCTGGCGGCCGACTCGCTCCACTATGCCTTCATCACGCGCGGCGGTTCGGGCCTCGTGGCCGCACCGCACCAAGGACACCTGGACACGATCATCGAGGAGGTGGAGTTTCAGATCGGCGCGAATCCCGACCTGGAAGCCTCGGTCGCCAAGACCAAGACCGGCAACCCCAAAATCATCCGTAAGCCGTACTTCCGGATTGAGTTCACCAACGGCACGGTGCTCCATTTCCGGCCCGCTGGCGCGTATGGCGAGTCGTTCCGGTCGCTCCACGTTGATCGGCTCTGGGTGGACGAGGGCGCGTGGATTCCGGAGAAAGCGTGGAAGGCGCTGCGCCAATGCCTCAATGCCAAGGGCAAGTTTCGCATTTACTCGACGCCCAACGGCCTGCGCGACACGACCTATTACCGGCTGACCCAATCGAAAAAGTGGAAGGTGTTCCGCTGGCCGTCCTGGGTCAATCCGACGTGGACGCCGGAACGCGAAGCCGAATTGATGGAATTCTACGGAGGCAAGGACACGCCGGGTTGGCAGCACGAGGTCGCAGGCGAGCACGGCAAACCGAGTTTCGGCGCGTTCGATTTGGACGCCCTTCATGCCTGCCGCAAGGAGGTGCCGGAATATCGCCTGATCCCCATCACCAGCGAGGAGTTGGAGGGATGCGAGGACGAGGCGGCGGTGCGCGAACGCTTCGACATGCTGCTCAGTCTGTCGCCCCGCGCCGGAACCCACTGGCTCGGCATCGACACCGGCTACACCAGCGATCCGACGGAACTAGTCGTGTTCCGGGAGGACGAGACCGGGCTGACCATGATCCTGCGGGTTCACGGCGAGCAGATTCCCTATCCCTGGCTGTCGGAACTGATCCGCACCCTGGACATCTACTTCGAGTTCGTGGGCATCGGTCTGGACAACGGCGGCAACGGTCTGGCCGTGGCGCAGGAACTGACGAGCCTGGACAAGTTCAAGGACCGCCACTTCCTCAGGCGGCTCCAGGGCTTCGACTTCGGCGGCAACACCATCGTGAGTTGGGACGAGGCGGGAAAGCCGGTCAAAAAGCGCACGAAGGAGCACATGACCGCGCTGATCAACGCGGCGATGCGCAGGCGGCAGATCGTGTTTCCCCGCGACGACCGGCAGATCGAGGAGCAGTTCGCCACGCAGACCTATTCCATGAACAACGGCCGCGTGACCTACAGCAAGGGCAATGACCATGTGATCGACGCCGTGCGCTGCGCGCTGCTGGTCGAGGACCGAAAAGCGTTTCAGGCCGGTGGGCCGCAGTTCGAAGAGGTCTTCATCATGCCGATGGCGACCGACCCTATTTTCTGATTGAGGTGAGAAGTGAAAAACACCGCTCAAGCAGCATCGAAGAAGAACACGCCCCAGGGGCCGAGCGCATCGGACCCGCTGGCTTCCTTCGCCATCATCCTGGACCCTTCGCGCATGGGCACGGCGGCGGCGCTTGCGCCCAACCTGTTCGAAAAGCACGGCGTCAAGGATTCCATCCCCGCCGAGTGGCACGAGCGCGCGGCCAAAGCCTGGGAGTATTACCTCGAAGAGCCCATCGTCTCGAACACGATCAACTCGTGGCGGGTGTTCGCCCTGGGCGACGAGGTCGGCGTATCGAGCGAGGACGAAACCACGCAGGAGCAGGCGCGGGACATGTTCTACCGCCTGGACCTCAACAGCTTCGTGAAGGACATGATTCTGCAACTGCTCGTGAAGGGCGACTGCATCGGGTATCTCAAGCGCGCACCCGAGGGCGACGATCTGGCGAAGGTTGTCTGCGTCAACCCGGTCAGCGTGAAGCTGAAATTCGTGGGCGGGACGCTCACTGAGGCCACGCAGCGCAAGGAAATGGCCGACGGCACCTTCGACGCCGGGGATGAGGGCGTTTCGCTGGCCCTCGACCAGATGCTGCACATCAAGTGGAACGCCCCGGAGTTTTCCCCGCGCGGAAACAGCCTGGTGCTTCCGGCGTTCGAGTCCATCGAACTGCTGCGCGATTTCCGCAAGGCCGAGCGCGCCATCGCCAAGCGCTGGACGACGCCCTTGCGCTTCATCCAGGTCGGCGGGCAGTTCGGCGACAAAGTCATCATGCCGAGCCAGAAGATGATCGACACGCTGCGCGGCGAACTGAACAAGATGGACCTGAAGAGCGGCCTCGTCGTGCCGTTTTACGTGAAGGCGGAAACCTACGGCAATGAGGGGCATGTGCTCGACACCGAGCGCAAGGTCAAGGAGGTGAAAGAGGACATTCTCGTGGCCCTCGGAATGGCGCGCAGCATCGTCACCGGCGACGGCCCCAACTTCGCCACGGCCTCGGTCTCGATGCAGAAAATGGTGATCATGCTCAAGGAGATCAAGCAGGCCGCGCGGCGGATCCTCGACTGGGTCATCTACGAGTGGATGGAACTCAAGGGCCTCGACGCCGAAGTGGATTACGAGTTTTCGGATCTGGACCTGACCAGTGAGGTGGACCAGAAGCGGCTGCTCATCGATCTGTACGACCGCAATCTGATTTCCAAGAACACCCTCCAGGCCAAGATGGACCTCAATCCCGATGTCGAGTCGGCCAACCGCGCCAAGGAGCAGCGCCTGGTCGACATGAACTGGGACATCAAGGACGTCACGGCGCTCGTCCAACTGGCGATCATGAGCCCGGCGTCGGCCAGGAAGCTGCTGGGCTTGGAAGATGCCGCCGAGGATCAGGCGATCCAGGAAGAGGAGCAGCAGGCGGTCGAAGCCATGTACGCGGATGCGACGGCCAAGACCCGCGCTTCCGGCAGCACCTGCAGTGAATGTCTGCACTTCGACGAGGAGACGAATCGCTGCCGGGTGCTGGAGCGGGACGCCTCGCTATTCGATTCGGCCTGCCGGTTTTTTCGCAACGCGGCGGTGTAAATGCTGGCCATCGCCCTCGATCAGGCCGAACGCATCAAGCAAGCGGTCGCTTCATCGTTCGCGGCCCGCGATCTGTACACGGAAAAGCAGGTCGCGGCGCTGGTCGGGTCTATGCGCGAGGCCGAGAAGCGGATCAAGGCCGATCTGCTCCGGTACGCCGATCTCGGCGCGCTCACCCCCGGACAAAAGATCAACCAGATTCGGCTGGCCGCGCTCACCGACCGGCTCGACGGCACCATCAAGGGGCTGAAGGCCGAGCACACGCTCGCCCTGAAGGCCGCCGCCAAGGAATCCCACCTCGAGGGAATTACCCAGGGCGCCCTCGAACTCAAAGTCCACGGCCTGCCTGGATACGATGCGCTCACCGATGAATCCGCGAAGCGACTGGCCAAGGACGCCTTCTCCCTCATGGACAAGAGCGCACTCGATTTCCTGGTGCGCTTCGACGTCCAGCTGGCCGGTCAGGTTTCCACGGATCTGCTCACCGGCGTGAAAAACGCCCTGACGGTCGGGATCGCGCAGGGCCTGTCCATCCCCAACATCGCCAGGAACATTGGCTCAGTGATCCTGGACAAGGAAGCGTTCAAGCAGGCGGGCAAGACCGTCTTCGGCTCGGCGCAGCAGCGCATCGAACTGATCGCCAGAACCGAGATTCTGCGGGCGCATAACCAGGGGCGGCTCAAGTTCTACGACACCGTGGGCGTGCGCCAGGTGCGGTGGATGGTCGCGGGTGATGAGCGGTTGTGCCCGATCTGTTCGGCGCTCGACGGCCAGGTCTTCTTCATCGACAAGATGCCGCCGCTGCCCCGGCACCCCAACTGCCGCTGCACTGTAACCGCCGTGCCTTTGCGAGTCTGCTCTGCCGAAACGTTGAAGCTCCAGGCGATGGCCGGTCCAGCAGACGCGGCCGGCGCATGTCTCATGACGCCGCAGCAGGTCCACGACGTTGCGGGCGCGCAGAAGGCCGAGCAGGCGCAAACCAACAAGGCGATCAAGCAGGGCCAATACGAAACCCTGGGCCTCAAACCGCTCCAGGAAGAATGCAAGAAGCGCGGGATTTCGATCTACCGGACCAAGGCAGATTTCATCAAGCTCCTCGGCCAGCAGAATCCCGGCATCGATTACTCGACGTGGGCGACCAAGGACATCATGGCCGAGGTCGCCAAGCAGAGCATCGGGAAAACCTGCACGAAGGATGATCTGATCGCCCTGCTCAAGCAGTGGGACGCGGCCCATTCGGCGATTATCAAAGAGGCGGCGGAAACGCTGCCGGACTTCGCGTCGATGACCGTACAGGACCTTCAGCACCAGTGCCTGAAAAACGGCATTTCCATCTCCAAGACGAAAAAGAATTTCATCGCGGAACTGGAAAAGCTCGAACCCAATCCCGCCAAGCCGCACTTCATGCTCAAGGGCCAGGAACTCCAAGACAAGATCAAGCAGTTCGGAATCGGCAAGCTCAAACCCAAAAACATGCTGATCTCCGATCTGCAAAAAGCCCTCTCCATCGACAAGAAGGCTGTTCAGGCGGTCGAGGAAGCGGTCAAGCACAAGACCGAACTGGTCAAAGCCATCGAATCGGTGACAGTGCCGGAAGACCCGACCCATTATCAAATCTTTCTCGATACCGCGAAGAAGGCGGCGCAGTCGTACACCCAGCACGCGGACTTCATCGCGGTTGATGAAATTGCTTCTCTCTCGGAATCCCTGGCACAAAAGATCGCGGCCTGGGAAACGAAAGTGAAAAACATGTCGCTGGACGACCTGAAAAAGCTCGCCCAGCAGACCAAGCTCAAGCACTACCAGTGGCACACCAAGGACGAACTGATCGCCCGGTTCACGACGTTCGACGAGGCGCAGCTGGCGAAAGTGGATGCCTCGGTCGAAGGGAAATGGGCGAAGTGGGCCGAGAAGCATGGCGGCAAGAAAGCCAAGACCGCCCCGGCTGTAAAACCGAAGCCCGCCGCCGAGCCGCCAAAGCCTGTCAACATCCCCGAAACGCCCCTCCCGCCGAAAAACCCGACGAAGTTTGCGCCGGTCGACGAGCCGTTCCGGGGCGTCGATGCCCAGTGGGAACAGATCAAGGCGAAAAAGCCGTTCAAGAATCGGCGCGAGGTGCGTTCGGAACTCGGCGGCGCGCACCGCAAATATGTCTACGACGACGACCAGGGCAACCAGTGGCTGTTCAAACCGATCTCCGAGGACTTCCGCGCCCACGGCGACGAGGTCGCCTATCGCATTGGCCGCCTGGTCGATCCGGACGCGGTGGAAGTTCGGCTCATCGAACTGGACGGGGAAGTCGGCTCGATCCAGCGGATGGTTCCCAAGCTCAAGGCGCAGAAGGACTTCAAGGGCATCGATCCCAAGGACCTGCTGCCCGCCGAACTGGAGCAGATCCAGCGCGAGCACGTCATCGATTGGCTGATCAGCAATCACGACGGCCACTGGGAAAACTTCCTGCGCGGCACCGACGGGCATCTTTACGGAATCGACAAAGGGCAGCTGTACAAGTTTCTCGGCGACGACG